CTACACCTGCGTTTGTGCCAGTTTGTTTTTGCATATCAAATGGTCCATCGTTCTTAGGATCTTTTGCCTGTCCTGCCGGTGCACCTTTTGGTGCGTCTCCGCCACCTTGTGCATCACCTGTTCCACCTTGTGCATCACCTGTTCCATCTGATGGGACTCCTGGTGGTGTATCGTCGTCTGCTGGTTTTTGTCCAGCAGTTGTTCCTGGTGTTTGATCTGTACGCACTGGTTTAGCAGGTCCTGAAGAATCTATTTTAACATTGGCTTCTGTACCTACTGCTTTAATGTCATCGTCTGTCATACCAAATGAGGAAAGTATGTTATAAATTGTACCACTGTCAGTTGGTTTACCCATCTTTTCCCATTCAGAATTTAATTTTTTCGCTGTAATTTTTTGTCCTAATTCTCTTGCAGTTGATTTTACTGCGCCACCTACTGCACTAGCACCTTTTTTAATTGCGCCGCCTACTGCACCTAAGGCACCTTTTATACCTCTACCTGCTTTAGCACCTAGTGTATTAGGATTGTTTAATGGTAATTCGCCTTGTGCATCTGCTGTTGCTGTTGCCGCCGGTGCTTCAGCCAAGTACTGTTCGTACAAGTATTCATATGCATCTGCATAAGAAACTGATTCAGTTCCTCTTACTGCAACCTTGTCATCTGCTGGATTGTCTTCGCCACCTTTTAATGATAATTCTAATTGCTCTTTTTCTTTTGGATCAATTGGTTTAGCCTTGATCTTTTCCTTTGCATTATCATCAACTGTTTGCATAGCACCTTGTGCCGCCGCCGCGGCTGGTCCACCAATGTCTATAATTTTTTCAATGGCTTCGTCTGCATTGTCTAACACAGCCGTTGCCGCTTCTAATTGATCACTTGATAAAACATCTCTTGGAATGTTTTTAATTGTTTTTGCAAGTGCAGTTAGACTTTCATTTTGATCCTGTGTTGTTGATAACCATCCGTGTAACTCTCCTGCCGCTTTATAATATTCTGGACTAAATGTATCTGCCGCATAGTAGGCATTAGTCAATTCTTTGTAAGTTGCTAATTGCTCCTTAGTCATTGTTACATCATAGTTGTAAAAGAATCCGTTAATGTTACCTGACATTTTTAAATTCTGAGCACCGTCAAGTACACCTGCATCAAATCCTGCTTTGGCTGTTGCACTATCGACAGCATCTTGGAAGTTGGCTTTTCTGAAACCATCTAGCATAGCGTCTGCTTCTGCTTCACTACCTGTTGCAATGTTGTCAATCATGTTGTCGGTTAAGCCTTGTATTGCCAAACCAGCAAGAGCACCATATGCCGCTGTTTTAACTGACTTACCAACTGCTGTTGAAAGTTTTTCACCTTGTAATAAATCTTTTGTTGAACGTAAAATCAAACCAGCGGCCGCACCACCCATTGGTCCACCTGCAAATGCCGCCACAGTTGTAAGGATACCAACGGCAATACTTGCCTTGCCTGGATTTTCTTTTGCCCAGTCACTTACTTTTTTAATACCTTGTACAATCTTGCTGTCTGAGTTTTCTGCTTCAATTTTCTTTTTAAGTTCGTCAAACTTTTGATCCATGTTTTTAACTGGACCAGCATTCTGAGCCATTCTGCCAAGTTCATTTATTTTAGCATCTACTTTCTTTGCAATGTCTACTGGAAGTTTTGCAATGGCTCCTGCCGCACTTCCTACTTTACCTAATGCAGTTTTGTTTTGTCCACCTGCAACACTTCTTTGTTCTGCACCTTGGAATATTGCTTGGATCTCGTCAGCAGTTAAACTTGCTTCTGAAACCTTTTTGAATTCTTCTAATAACGGCCAAAGTTCCTTTTCCCATCTGCCAAGATATACTCTTTGCGTTTCTGTAAGATCTTTATAACCTTCAGTAAGTATTTGTGCAGTTCTATTTGATTTTGGAAATTGGTTTACTTCAGTAATTTTCATTATATCATTCCCGCTAATTGTTTTTTCTCACCAGCACTCATTTGGTCTAATTGTTTTTGTATGCTTGGCGGAATGCTTTTTGCACTGCCTACTGTTGATCCGTTTTTAGTTGGCGGAGCCTTGCCAGCGGGTGTTTGTGCTGAACCTGTTCCTTGTTGTGCTGGTTGTTGTTGTGCCGGAGCGCCACCGCCTACGTTACCAGCCGCTTGTCCTTGTGCTTGTTGTCCTTGTGCTTGTCCTTTAGCAGGAGCACCTTTTTGACCTACTGGTTGGTTTGGAATACCACCTTTGCCTCTGTATGAATCCTGTACTGATTTCATAATTGCTTGATCAATTTGTTTTTTGGTAAGCACACCGTCTTGTGGTATGTTTTGTGTAGGCATCTTTTTAGTAGTTAAAAAGTCACGTAAACTAGCAGAGTCTACTGCATTACCGTATTTTTCACCTACTTGTCCAAGATATGCTCTGAAATCTGTGAATAGTGCGTTGGCTTTATCTGCCGCATCTACCTTACCGGCCATGCCGGCCGCGGTGTTTTTAGCACCTAATTTAGCCAAAACCTTAGCACCAACCTTACGTGCAACGTTGCCTAACCCACCTGCAGGCTTCTCTTTTAAGGGTGTTTTTGTAGATTCGTATATAATTTCGTGTACTTTCATGCTAAAGTCCTAAATTTTTAACTAATACTATTTAGTTCAGTTAGGTCATATTAAATAATAAACTATGGAAGAACAAAATTCTAAGTACATAGTCCTAAAACGTGGTGACGCAGTAGTGCTTAACAGTTACGAAGAGGCGAGCCAGTATATGGGCGTGATGAAGGATCAGCAACCGGAAGCGGAGTTTGAAATTCTGGAAGTTCATCCTCCAAGACCAAGAGGGTTAGGAAGAGATCCTGATTTACATTAAACTATGAACAAAAAAGAAGTTGTTGAACTAGAGAGTGCGTTTCTTGAATTTATGAATAAAGCCGAAAGTTTAGGTTTTTATTTTTCAAGAGATAGCATTATCACTGCGAAGCATAACACAGGAACCGTTAATCAAATTAACACAGAAGTAAAACTTGTGCCAAATGATTATTTAAAGGACGTTTAAAAGTTGATCTAAAGATCAACTGTGTTTTCGCTATCGCTCAAACACTATATCTGTGAAACAATAAGTTGCGTAAGCAACTGCTATCATGTAGATAGTTGAGCCATACTTCGCCCGTTGCCGGGCAAAGTAAGAAAGCCATCATGTGAGATAAGCGTCCCATCTTAACAAAAAGGATTACATAATAATATGTACGGAAGCGGTAACCCGTCAACTCCCTACCTTAGCCTTCGCATAAGTTACGGAACATTAATATATCCTTGTTAAGCAAAATATATTAACGGTGTGGTTGCTTTTTCTCAGAGCCACGATCTTTTAATACCTAAGTTAGTATCAACCTTGCAACGCACGAGAATCTGATCACAAGATCCGTGTGACCTCAACGTGAGTCGAACTACTCCGACCAAACAGTGTTGCTATTTTAAGCCTTTAAGTGCTTCTTTAAGAATTTTTGAGCCGCCTACTCTAACGTTTATAATGCCATTATAGTAATCATCAGTTTCTAAGACTTTTCTTTCGAATTGTTCCCTTGCCTCTAAGTAACTTGCTACGCCTCTGCTAGGACAAATGTATAATATTTCCCTAGTAAACTTATCAGTGCCTAATTTTTCTACGTCTTCTTTTAAGTGATCGTTGGAACCCCAATAGTCTTTCCAGTCACTTTCTACTTTGCTTCTTCTTTTGTTTATCTTGCCCTTGAGTGGTGGGCGAGTCTTTTTGAATTTAGCGAGTTTTTTGCCTATGTACTTACGTCCGTTGGTTGTATTTGTAATAAGATATACAAAGGCTTCACAACCAAGAGGTAGTTCTTCTACTATTTTACCTTTGTAAGTCCATTGCATATGGATACTTACCAAGGTCTAATCTTCCTGCTCGTCTTTTTTGGAATCTTCTCTACGGTTTACGTAACTGTCCTGCACTTCGTTCATGCGTATTTTGGCAAGATCACGTATTTCACGCAACCATCTTCTTGTTTCACGTCTTGGTCTGATGCCACCAGTCTTCTGATATTGTTCGTTTGCTTTAAAGTATTCTAAATATGCTTTTACTAGTTTATCGTGATTGTCATCATTCATTGTCTATGCCAGTATAGTTACTATTTTTCCTGCTAATCCAGTAAACCATTCTTGGTCATGACCTCTTGTTGTTTCTGCCGCGGTTCCAATTCTAATACCGCTTGTCTCTACAAATGATCTTGGATCATTAGGAACACCATTTTTATTTACAGTGATGCCGTGTTGTTCTAATTCATTTGCGGCATCTTTTCCAGACCATTTACTATCACTTAAATCTAAAAGTAATATATGGCTGTCTGTACCATCAGTTAAAAGTTTAAAACCATTTTCCTTAAACACTTTTGCCATTGCTCTAGCATTGTCTACAACTTTGTGTGAATATTTTGTAAACTCGTTTGTGTTTGCTTCAATAAATGCTTGAGCCTTTGCGGCGATAATATTCATTAAAGGACCACCCTGTGTTCCTGGAAAAATTGCACTATTAATTTTTTTAGAATAAGCATCATTGTTCCACAAAATTATTCCACCTCTTGGACCTCTTAATGTTTTGTGTGTTGTGCTTGTTACAAAGTCTGCATATGGCAAAGGACTTGGATAGGCATTGCCGGCAATAAGTCCTGAGTAGTGTGCCATGTCTACTAATAAGTAGGCACCTACTGCATCTGCTATTTCTCTAAACATTGCAAAGTCTATTGCTCTTGGATATGCACTTGCACCTGCTATAATCATTTTAGGCATTACTTTTCTTGCCTGAGCCATTATTGCTGGATAGTCAAGCCAACCATTTTCATCTACACCATAGTGATGTGCTTCATAAACTTTTCCTGATATGTTTACTTTTGCACCGTGACTTAAATGTCCACCACTTGCTAAATCCATTCCTAATATTCTATCACCTGGTTTTAAAAAAGCAAGATATATTGCAGTGTTGGCATTTGCACCACAGTGTGGTTGCACATTTGCATATTCACAATTATATAAGTTTGTAAGTTCATCTATTGCAAGTTGTTCAATTGAATCCATGTGTTCACAACCGTTGTAATATCTTTTTCCTGGGTAACCTTCTGCATATTTGTTTGTAAATGCACTACCGCAAAGATCCATTACGGCCTTACTTGCAAAATTTTCACTTGCGATTAATTCAACAGTATCATTCTGCCTGTCAAGTTCTGCGTTTAATATTTCTAATACTCTATTATCCATTTTTTGCTATTCCTATCATACGTTCTACTAAACTGCCAAAGCCAACTTGTCTTTGCATTGTTAAAAGATTCCTAATCCCCAAACCCTCAAAACTTTCTAATGTTAATTGTGCTATGTGGCTTCTATGTTCACCATTAAGTAAATCAACTAAAATTTTTGCAGTACCTTTGGTTATCCAGGCATCTGCATCATGTTTGTAAGACATAGTACCGTCTTCATTAACTTTACCTACTACCCATAGGTTACTTGCACAACCTCTAATTTTGTTTTCGTCTATCTTGTCTTTATCTTCTAATGGTTTTACTTCTCTTGCTATGTCAATAAGATATTGTAGTCTATCATGTCCTTCTAAAGGAGCCATTTCTTCACCACGTGCTTTTATCTTATCCAATATCACTGTTCCACTACTTCTACATCGTTAGCATAACTTGTAAAGCCATTTTCTTTTACAACTTTTAAAACATTGTTTACACGACCTTGCAATTCGTCTTTGTGCGAGATAATGTAAATGTTTTTATCTCTTTCTCTACCCATCTTCTTAAGTACTGCTAAACTAGATTCAACACCAGCAGTATCCATACCACTATCAATAAGTTCATCAACAAATAATAAGTTAATGTTTTGATATAGTCCTTCCCAGACATCTCTAAATGCCCAACTTAATCCAAGTATAAGTCTATTACGTTCACCTCTACTTAGGTTATCAAAGTCAAGGTCTTGACCTAACTGTGTTATTTCAACTGCTAGGTCATTTTTAAATACCACAGAGTGTGGAAGACCAAGACGATCAAGATAGTATGTAAGTCTATTATTCAAATATGCGAGGTTCTGATCAATAATTTTCTTACGTATAAAACTATCTTTGTTTGTGAGAAGTTTGTATAAAAACTCTTGATGATCTTTATGACTTGTTAATTTGTTTACTTCGTCCCAATTAATTTCTTGGATCGCAGTATTTTGTAATTCTTCTATTTGTTCACTGTATGGATCTTTATCTTCTTTTGCTCTTTTTAATGCGTCTTTCAAGTTTTCAATATTGCTTCTATGATCATATGCTTCTTTGGCAGTTTCATAGAATGTGTTAGGCTTATCAGAAAGTTCTCCTATCTCTGCTAGTTTTGTTTTTACTTTCTCTGCCTTTTCATTTATTTCCATTAAGTAGGTTGTAGTTTCACCATATTCTGTTTGCAGTTTGTTTTGTATTTCATCAACTTTTTCATCAGGCAAGTCTTGTCCACAAGCATAGCATTTTGCATCTTCAAGATCATCTAGTTCTTTGCTTACTTTTTCAAGACGTTTATCTGTTTGTCCTAATGCACTTTCTAGTGTTGCTTGTTCTTTTATTAGATTGCGTTGATGCTTTTCTGTTTCATTCCAAGATTGTAATTTTTCATGATTGCTTATTTCTGTATCAATGTCTATGTGTTCTAGTTCATCAATACCAGTTTCTAATTTTTTGATATTCGTTTCACGTTGTTGTTCCCAAGCACTTAATTTTAGTTTTAAACTTTCTATGCTTTCTTTGACACGTTCATTACTGTCTTGTTGTGCATTTATTTTTGCATTTTCTTCTGTAATACTATCTCTAGTAACTTTCATGTGTTCACGCAACACGTTTGCCTTTTCAGATAATATTGTAATACCTAATAGTTGTTCGATAATAGCACGTTGATCATTTGGCTTCATTGCAAGGAATGGTTCTGTGTATGTGTTTAAAGCAATTAAATGCTTAAACATATCGTGACTCATTTGCAATAGTTGATCAAGTGTTTCCTGTGTTTTACGACTATCGCCTTGCGATTCATCTGTAAGTTCTTGTTCTTCTTCATCTACAAAAAACTTTAATACGTTAGGACCACGTCCTCTTTCAATTCTATACTTTGTATTATCTTTTTCAAAGTTTAGTGTAACTAACATACCTTTGTTGTTAGTTTTGTTTATTAAGTTATTCTTTCTAATGTTTGTCAGAGCCACACCATACAACGCATAAGAAAGTGCGTTGATGATAGTGGTCTTACCTGTACCGTTACGTGAGCCTGAATCATCTCCTCCTTGATCCAAGTTTTCTCCAAGCACCAGTGTAAGTTGTCTGTTGCTGAAGTCAACTGCTTGGGTCTGATTACCCACACTCATAAAGTTTTTAACGGTTAAGTCTTTTATCTTTATCATAGTTCGCCATATATCTCTAATAGTTTCTGTTTGTTATAGTTGTCAGAATCTATTGCATCTATCTCATGTGTTACAATTTGATCAACACTTTCAAACTTTGTGATATCGATATCTGTGTTGATCTCATCTACCTGCTGACTAGGTAGTAAAGTTATTTCTCTACATTTGTATTCATTAATAAAGTTTTCCTTAATAAAACTTGCTTCTTCAAAACTAATGTCAATATCAAGTGTAACTCTTAGATAAGTTTTACTTCCGATTATTTCATCTTTCCTATCAATTAGTTCACTTAATTTTATTGTTCTATACTTCGGACAGTCTGGCCAGTTTAAATATCTTGGCTTGCCACCATATTCAAAAATCATCATACCACGTTCATCGTCCCACGTATCAGCATAGTTGTGAGGCATAGGATTACCAATATATGTTACGTTGCCGTGTGTTTGTCTTTTATGAAAATGTCCACTAAACACATATTCTTGATGTACAAAATGTTCAGACTTTAATTCTCCTGTGTCAGGCATTTGTACCATTGCATTCATGTAAAAGTTTGGAAGTTCAAAGTGTCCAAACATATACTTAGATTTAATCTTAGGAATCTTTTTCCATTCTTCTCCAACTAACCAAGGAACAAGACACACATCGTCTTTTTCCATTATTTCATTTACTACTGTAATACCTTCAATGTGTTTTGCATATTCTACAGAGTGTACGTCACGTTTGTCTTTGTAATACAAATCATGGTTACCAGGAAAATAATAAAACTGATCAAATGCTTTACCTAACTTTTCTAAACAACGGATAGAATAATCCATTGTGACTACATTTAAACTATTTCTGTTATGATGCCAGTCACCCATAAAGATGCCTGTCTCACAACCTTCTTTTTTGGCTTGTTCAATAAACCAATCTACAAATTCTTCACAGTCATCATTATGAACTTTTGAATTAGACTTCAATCCAAAATGGATGTCTGTAAATACTGCCGCTTTTTTAAACAAAACTAGAACCTCACTTTACACATTATACAACAAAAAGTTGCTAATGTCAATCTTTCTTGTTAATTTTTTCGTATGCTTCTTTTACCGATCTTTCCCATGTGCCTTGCATCTGCCTTGTGAAGGAAGGATTCATATCATTCATTTCTAAAATGTCATCTCTTATATTTTGATTACGTTTTTCGATATTAATAACCCTTACAAATGAGTTGGTCACAGCCGCAGTGTAATATGCAAAAGGATTGTTTGATTTTGATTCGTCAAACTGTAATCCAATCTGTGTCAATTGGAGTATTGCTTGACCTTTCATTTCGTCATTGTATGTATATCCTCTTACGTTTCCACGTGTTGCGTATCTGTCACAAAGTTTCATCCACATACGAGCAAGTTTTTCAGTTGTCTTACCGTGGTCCTTGCTAAAATTACCATTGCTCATACCACCTACCCAATGTGACTTGCCTACAGTTGTAAGTTTGTCTGTTGATGTAAATTTAAAATGTTGGAATGGTGGAAAATTTAATTTTTCTTTTGTATCCGCTATTGTTTTAGGATTTTTCTTTCTGCCTTTGTCTTCTGGGATATGATCATATGTCATTATCCTAAATATTAGTTCATCTTTCTTAATTTTCTTATAATCGATGGCACAATCCGCCTGTTTTACCTTTTCGCCTGCCAATTTACGTCTTTCATAGTCCTGTTGTGATAATCTTTTAGCCTTATTCCTTTTGGCTTCTGCAATCGTTCTTACGTTGATCTTATCTACACTAGGCAATATTATGTCATATTGTGCATGATCATCGTCAGTAAAACTGCAATAAGAGGTCTTACTCTTGTGTATTTCGCTCAAAAGGTCCTTATTGTTAAGGTAGTTGACTCTTTTCATAATTTTTTCTCCAAACAAACCTTATTATAATATACTCTGATAATTTTGTCAATAAATACTTGTACCAAAAGGGGATTTTTAATGGAAATGCAAGATAACAAAAATATTGGGAATAGCACCGTAACAAGTACCCAATCTGGCTCCAATGATAAACTTTTGAATAAGGTAACGGATAGCAAGGCATTCAGCACTGCTAAAGGCTTTATGAAAAACGTTAGATCTAGATTGTTACCTATAAACGGTGAGCCTACGCAATCATTCAAGGCAGATGCTAGTTTTAAGTCTGCTCCTGGTGAAAAAGATTGGCGTGTCAAATTGTCGATTCCTAATACAGATAGTTTCAAAAATAGTAAAATGTTAGAGCCTTTGTCACAAACAAATGGTTTAACTTTTCCATATACTCCAACGATAATATTATCGCACACAGCAAATTATTCGCCGATATCCCCTGTACATAATAATTATCCGTTCTACGCATACAACAATTCAAGTGTGGATCAGATGACAATCACAGGTGAATTTTTTGTCCAAACAAGTGCAGAAGGAACTTATTGGGTTTCAATGTTGCATTATCTAAGAAGTGTAACAAAAATGTTTTATGGTGAAGGAGAGTTTCAAGGTGCTCCACCACCAGTGGTAAAACTAAATGGTTATGGAGATTATGTTTTTAAAAATGTACCTGTAGTAGTTACAATGTTTACTTTGGATATGCCAACTGAAATAGATTACATTGCAGTTGATTTATCTGATATGGGAGCATTGGCAACTGCAAGTCAAGGTGCTACTGATACAGCAAACATAAAAGGAACGGTTGCTTATGTACCAGTACAGTCACAGGTTACAGTTACAGTACAGCCTATCTACAGCAGAACAGATGTACAAGGATTTAGTCTTACTGATTTTGTTAACGGTGAATATGTAACACAAGAGAAAGGATTTATCTAATGCCACAGTCTTATTATAAAGATACAAGTCCTTGGAAGAATACAAGGTATGGCAATGGATACTTAGACACACTTGCTATTAGACCTATACCAGCAGAAGCAGATGATGTGTTATATGAAGTTGCACCACAGTATAATCATAGACCAGATTTACTTGCGTATGACTTATATGGCTCACCTAAACTGTGGTGGGTATTTGCACAAAGAAACATGAACACAATCAAAGACCCCGTATTTGACCTTGAATCAGGAGTAAAAATATTTCTTCCTAAGGGAGACAAATTAAAAAGACTATTGGGGATTTAGATGGCATTTCGGAATGTACCAATCGATGTAAACATACGTAATACCAAGAATGTCGAAGGTGATATTATTAAAGTAGAAATGCCTTCTGCATACGATGAAGTTCTTGGTTATCCTGAATTTGGAATGTTTGGAGAGTTTGGTGATAGAGTATATCCAAACTTACAGTCAAACAATATTACTGTTGGTGGTTCTAAAAATGCAACAGGTACAGTAGAAAGTCAAAGCAAAAATACTGTTACTAAAACAGGTGATGCTGAAAAAATGAATGGCGACAATGTTGAACCAATTAAAAAAGAAGAAGTAGAAAGTAAAGTATTAAAAATTACTCCAGGTTTAGCATTACCACTTAATAATCCATTAAACAGATTTGCGTCTTACAACTATGTCTACACTATCGGCTGTTTAACAAATGATGAACTAAACAATCCTGATAGCACATATAGAGTCAAAGATCCTCAGAACGTTTTGTTAAAGACGGGTGGTACTAGTGGTGTAAAAGGAATGGCTCGTACAGCATACGAACAGAACGGTATTAAGTTAGAATATTTTATTGATAATTTA